GTTTTCCACATCTCGCGCTCCTTATGTCTCAGGGCTTAGGGCTGGGGGAGCCCTTGAGCGGGGTTGACGCCCACGTTCTTGACGATCCACATCTTGGTGGGGTTCATAATCGCGGGGGCGCCGAACATCATCAGCATGAAGGGGAAGCTGGCGCGTACCTGAGCAAGCGGGCGGCGCACAAGGCTCATCATCTGATAATACATCATGTGATCAGGGCGGTTATTGATCATGATGATCTCAGACGCGCCCGCGATCTTCTCATTATTATCGGTGAAGATGGTGTTAAGCCCGTTGTTCTGAACCTCGCCCACTAAGAGCGCGCCGTCTGCGGTGCCCGCGTCTGGTGCTGAGCGGTAAATGCGATAGTGTGAGATGGTGGCATCTGCGTCTGCTTGCGCGATGGTGAAGCTCACGCTCTCACCTGCGGCCACGCTCACGGCTTGGGTGTCAAAAGCGATCCCCACGCCTCGGACTCCTACAGGTACAACGCGGTAAACATACGCGCCCTCATCGGCGGCTACGAACTGAGAGGCGGCGCTCACGTTGGCGGCGGGCTGTACGCCCACGCTTGAGGCGCCCATGTTCTCCTCAAAGTTTGATGAGCTCCCTGCGGGGGGTGCCACGCGGTCATGGCGCTCCATGAAGGGGCAAGCGACTACCTGAACAGAGCCATAAGGGGCGCTGATGGTGATCTGGTTGGTGCCATAGTCAAGGCGCCCGCCGCTGAGGTTGATCTGGTCGTGGCGGCCATAGGTCACGCTCTGCTTGATGAGCTCGCTCAAAACGCGGGGGGTGACTAAGATGTGAGTCGCCATGCCATAATAAGGCGCGCTGTAAAGGGCGCCCAAAACCTCTTGGAGATACTCGGCGGTCGGGGCCTTGCCCCTCAAGTCTGAGGTGTTCCCGCCGTCTTTGATCTGCTTAATCACGCCATCCCATGCAAGGGGGTTGATTGAGCTATCTCCGTGGAACAGCTCCTTTTCAACGCGCCTCAAGAGGGCCTCAGTGCCGCGCGTTGTCTCCTCCGCGAGTGCATCAGGTGAGGGGCCGCTAAGAGTGACAAGGTTGGCTTGGTCTGTGATCTCACGGCGCTCCGCGAGATATTTGATCTGTACGGCCACCTTTTCGTAGGTGGCGCGGTTCAAGGGCGCAAGGCCGCCCTCACCGATAAAAGGCGAGTGCTCGCCGCCGTGGCTCTTTACGCGGTTGTACTCAACAATAGTATTCATCGCTGAGGTCTTAGCGATCATAGGCCACAGCTTGAGGTCACTCATGCTTGAGGTGGCCACTGCAAGCGTTGAGCTCAGCTGTTGAGGCACAAGAGGAGAGAGGTTTGAGGCCACGGCTGAGCCGCCCGCTGGGATGGCGGGTGTTTGATAGCCTACTGAGCCCTTCTTGAGCTCGTTGATGATTGCGTTGGTGTCCATGCGGGGGGCTCCTTAGAGTGAAAAGCGGTTCTTAACGCTGAGGGGATCGGCGCCGCTCTCAAGCAAGGCGGCGGCTGAAAAGAGGCGGGCGGCCTCCTCTGGGTTGGTGGGCGCCATTTGAGCAAGGCTCTTGAGGAGCTCATCACGCGCGGGCGCGGCCGCGGGTGTCTCATGGGGTGCGGGGATATAATCAACGCTCTTGGCGAGGGGTGCGGCGGGCTTGGTGGCCTCTACTGCGGGGCGCTCCTCAAGGCGCTTGATGCTCTTGGTGAGGCGCTCAACAAGGCTCAACACACCCATGAGGCCCTTAGAGAGCGCCGCATTTTGCGCGCTCATCTCGGCGTTTAGTGCGTCTAGGCCCTCCGCTACTGCGGCCGCAAGGTTGAGCTCACCCTCAGCGCGGGCGGCCTCCACGCGCGCGGCGGCGGCCTCCTCTGCGGCTGTTTGGAGCTGGTTGATCTCCTCAAGGGCGCTCATGCTCTTGGTGAGGTCGGCGGCGGTTGCCTCGTTGTCAACGTGCTCATCTGCGCGGCGCTCTGCCTCTTGGGCGTCAACACCTGCGCTTGAGAGGAGCTCTATGATTTTCTCTCGCGTCATTGGGGGTTCTCCTGCGCCCATTAACTCAAGGGCGGTTTTAAGGATAAGATCAGAGGGGGCGCTGGGGAAGTGCGCTCCAAGCGCTGAGATTATAGCGCTGAGGTGTCCATCAAGCAAAGAGCTTGAGGCGTTGACGCTAGGCTCAAGCTGTTGAGGCACTAGGGCGCCTATGCCTTGCGCCTCGCTTGGTGTCTGGTAGCTGACCAAGCTCTTGAGGAGCTCAAGGGATGTGTGAGGGTTTACGGGTGAGGGCGTGATGGCTACATGAAGCACCCGCGCGCGGGTGATGCGCTTAGGGTCGCTCTTGTCTCGCTCTATCACCTGCCCTTCAACTGAGAAGCCTAGCGAGCGCGCGCCGCCCGCGCTCTTGAGCGTTTGGGCGGTGTCGTATATCTCGCGCGCTCGCGGTTGATCTAGCATCAGCACACCCTTAAGGGTTGTGCGGGCGCCCTCGCGCGTGACTTCGAGGGGATAGCCTAAGATGTTAGAGGGGCCCTGTTGGTGGTCATAGTTAAGCCACCCTTTCCGCATAAAATAGCTAAAATCAAGCCCGTTTTGGTCTATGCTCTCGCCTTGCAGGTCATTATCTTCGGTGCTGATAATCCCCGTGATGAGGGCGGTGTTTGCGCCGTTCTTTTGAGCTTTAACAAGGCTGATCTGGCCTAAGTGTTTGAGCATATTAAGGCTCTCCCTCTGCGCGGGTGAGGCGCCCTTGTGCGTCTATGTCTTGGCCCGCTCTGATGGGTATTGTATCACATCTACATTGAGGGTGAATAGGATAGGCGCTCGGCACATAATCCCGCGCGGCTCTGCCTACGTTTGATCCATAGCTCACAAGCTCCTCAACATCAAACACCCGCGGGCGCCCATCGGGGCGCGTGAATAGCCTCAAGCAGTGCTTACAGGCGCCGCTCTCTGGTATTCGTGCCACCCTTGCGCCCTCTCCGTCAACGTATAGCGCTTGATAAATCTGCCCCTCATTGTGGGCGCTTTGGAGCTCGGTTAGTGCGATCCGCTCAAAGTTGCGGGCTAGATCGGCGGTACGCTGTCTCATGCGCGTGGCTAGTGTCTGCGCGGTTTCATGTGTGAGCACTGCGGCGCCCACCTCCTCCCTTATAGCCTCAAGCGCGGCGGCGCGCCTTTGGGGGTCTGGGGTGCTTATGATCTGCTCTCCTCCCCACTCCTCAAAAATGATCCCGCTGGCCTCGTCTGCAAGCGTGGCGCCTAGTCCTCTGATGTATTGGCCCGCTGTCTTGTAGGCGCTCACAAGGCCCGCCTTTTCTGCCTCGCTTATCCATACAGGCAAGGGCGCGGGGTGCGGGGTGTGGGGGAGCTCTGGCGGCTCAGGGCGGTTGATGTATAAAGGCGGCTCCCATCCCGTCTCCGTGGGCGGCTCGTTGAGCCTCACGTTGAAGGGCTGTTCAAGCTCCCTGCGCCACTGATCAAGGGTATAGTCTCGCATAAGGGCGCGGGTGCGGGGGGTGGCTTCAAGGTAGGGTGTACCTATTAAGCGCACAAACAAAAGCGGGTTAAGCGGTTCGTCTAAGCCTCCCACATCTAAGCCCTCTAAAGCGGCGGGTGAGAGGTGCCCGCTCTCGATGAGCTCAGCGATACGCTCACGGGGGAGCCCTGCGCCTCTTACGCCTAAGAGCTCTACACATAGCGCGTCATAGTGCGCGGTTATGCTCTCGCGGGTGTGTTGTTCATAGTCTAACACTAACATGAGGCCTCTCTATTCCCGCCGCCGTGGGTGGTCGCTGTCTAAGAGGTCATCGTCTTGAGTAAAGGCCTTATTCCCTGCGCCCATCGCTATTTTAAAAAGAGCGTTTACACGGGCCATCGCCCAACTCTGGCGCGTTTGGCTGGGGCGGTGCGTTAAGCTAAAAGCTCCCGCGCCTCTACGCCATGAGCTCTTGAGCGCGCCCATTGTTAGCCTCTGCCACGGGTGGCGGGTTTGGTCGTTGTGCGCTTTGAGCTTTGTTTTAAGCGCTTGCTTTATCGCCTCATCAAGCTCAATCTCTCGCCCGCTTGTGCGGCCGCGCGCTGAGCCTTCGGGGTTGCGGGTGCTCCCTCTGCGGCGTTCGTGCGGCTCGGCGGGTGTGTCTGCTCGCTCTGTCGTGCTCTTGGTGAGCGCGGGGTGCACCTCAAGCGGGCTCAAGCCCTGCTCCTCAAGCCACTGCTTAAAATCGTCAAGGCTCACCTTCTCGGCGCTCGCCCTCGCGCCTTGAAGATGGGCGCCCTGTGGTGTGTCTTGAAACACTAAATAAAGGCCCTCACCTATCTGGCGTGTGTAGGTGTTGGCGCCCTTAATGGGGGGCTTTATGCGCGCGCTGTGGAGCTTAGAGTAAGGCACTGCTGGCCCTCTCTTTTTCAGCTTTTGCGCGGGCTTCTTCGGCGGCGACTCGCTCTTTTTCAATGTCCGTGAATAGGCGTTTCTCTTGCAGATCGTTAGCGTCTGCAAGCTCTCGCGCCACCTTGCGGGCGCCCTCCTCAAAGCTCAGGGGCGTGTTAGCACTAAACATATCAAGTTGCTCTTTCGCTGTGGTGAGCTCTAAGAGTCTCTCAACGCTCTCCTCAATGCCGCTTGATCCCTTGTTCGTGGTGAAGATTTGCAGGAAAGCGGCCGCGAGGGGGTCTGTTAGCACTGCGCGCTTGTGGGCCTCCGTGTCTGTATCTCCCACGCTCGCGCCTATCCCCTCAAGCGCTCGCTCGTTCAAGAGGTGTAGTATCCCATCTTGACGCGATTGCGCAGAGCCTCGCGCGGTGATAAGGTCGCGTCTCACTGCCGTGTCATAGACGACTACGGCACTCTCTAGCGCTTGCTTTGCCTGATCTCCTAAGCCCGCGGCGGCTAGTTTGCCTACTGCGGCGGTTAGGTTCTCGTAAGTCTGAAAATCCATCGCTTTGAGGATTTTTTCATCTCTTATCACATAGCCCACAAGCATTTGCTGGATCATCTCGCGGCCGTTGCCTGTTAGGCTTCCATCCTCCCTTAGTAGTTGGGGCGCGTTCTCGGCTGTGATTACTTGATCACGCCTTAAAGCTCTTACCACCTCCGTGAGCCCTGTGGTGGGGCGTGTGAGGAAGCGGTTGAGCGTAAACTGAGGGTATTTCGCCGCCTCGTCTCTGATTGTCTTGAGGGTGTTGGCGCTGAGCTTTCCCGCAAGCGCGCGCCCTTGTATGCGCGCCTCCATGCCTTGAGTTTTGCTCTCGTTCATCGCCCTAACTAGCTTGGTGAGGTGCTCTTTTGATTTGTCTGTGGGCTTATATACGCGTACTAAAACGGGCGCCTTAAGCGCGCTCACATCTGCGGCGGTGAAGCCATAAGCGGCCGCCTGTTGGGTGAGTGTGTCTTTGTATCGCGCGCCGCGCTCCCCTCCGCGTCCATACGCGAGCTGTAAGCTCATCGCGCGGCTATTGCCTCCCAAAACATGGCCTTCTGGTGTGATGATGGGGGGGCCGTTGGTGGCGTCTGGGTTGCTGTTGATCAAATAGGCGGGCTCAAGGTTTGCGGCGTTGCGCTCAACCTTAAGTTGCTCGCTCTGTGATTGGTGATAATCACGCTCTTGGATACCTTCGGGGTAATCCTCACGCTGAGCAAAGCTTAAGGGGTCGTGTGATGCGATTAAATCACCCGCCTCCATGAGCTGGTACTGAGCCTCTTGGGCTGTCTCCTCGCCCTTGATCCCTGTGATAAAGAGGGGGGCGGTGTGCCCCTCTGTCTTAGGCGCGGCGCCCTGTGAGCCTAAGAGGGCCATCACGCGGGGGTCGTTTGCAAGCTCTGGGGAGCTCTTAATGAGCTCCTCTATTTGAGATAATACGCTCTCCACCTTTGCGGGGTCGCGCGGCGCTTTGGCCTCCTCGTCTACCTCTGCGGCGGGGCGCTCTGCGCTCTGCTCAAAATGGTTGAGGGTGAGGGTGCTTGCTCCTCCTCTTACAGCGAGGCGCCAAGTGCTTGAGGGTGAGAGGGCCGCGCGGGCGGGCGCGGCTCTATAGGTGGTTAATCCGTCTTTGGCTGTCTGCTTGATCAGGTGCCCGCTCTCAACGGCGCCCTCAAGCGCCTCGCGCTGAGCCTCTGTGAGCTGTGCGCTGGTCTGCGCTGTCTCTGTTCCGTCTGCGGCCTCTGTGGTCTTAGCGTCTTTGATCAGCTCGCTCATAAGAGCATCCACGGCGGGCGCGCCTGTGTAAAGCGCCTCTCTGTCTCGGTGGCCCTTGAGCTCCTCCACCTTTTCCGCGTCTCCCTTGAGTAAGGCCTCTCCCATGTCTTTTGATAGGGCCGCGCGCGCGCTACTGCTAAAGGCTGAGCCCTCGCGCGTGTAGTCGCTTGTGCCCTCTGGCATCGTCTCAAAGTTATTTGGGCGGGGCTCTTGCTCTTGGGCGGGTGCGGGCTTGCTCTTGGCTTTGCTCTCCGCTACCTCTGCGCGCTTCTCTGCGGCGGCTGTGGCTAGGCTGTCGGGTGCTTTGCGCTTTAGCCTGTCGGCTTTTGCTCGCTTGGTGCGGGCGTTGTCCTCAAGCGCGGCGCTGTGTTGCGCCCTCAAGAGTGCCTCTAAGTCGTCAGGGGAAAGCGTGACCTCTCGGCCGCTCTCATCGTGTCTCACCTTGAGCTCACCCTCCCCCGCCTCCGTGATGTGAAAATGGCCCTCTTGGCCGTTGTGCGTGAGCTTGAAGGCGGCGCCCTCTTTAAAGTGTTGTTGTGCCGCTACTCCTCCGCCGTGGTGCTCCTTATAATAATACTTATAACCTCCTCCTGCTTTTGGTACGCGCTTAACGTAGCGGTGGGCGGCGCCCTTGATTAACTCTCTAAAGCTCATATTTCATCCTCTCGCTCAAGTGTACGCTCTACCCATGCGCGGCCCTCATCTCCTCCCCATAAAAGCCACGCGATGGCGCCCGCGCCGTGGGTGCCGTCTTTGTGGCGGCTGTTGCGGTGTTGCTGGTGTCGGTTGAAAAATCCCCTCATCATTTTGAGGGTGTCTAGGCTGAGGTTATCCCCTCGCGCTAGATTGACGGCGCGCTGTACGCCTGAGCCTATCCCCTCCGCTCCTGCTTCGGCTGTGCTCATCCCGCCGCGCCCGTGTTTGCGCCTTAGCTTGAGGCCTCTGCGGGCGTTCTCTTGGGCGGCCTTCGGTGGCTTAAAGGTGCGCGCCTTGTTGAGCGGGGCGCTCTGTTCTGCCATGAGCTCAAGCTCTGCGTTTAAGGCGCTCATGCGTGTGGTGTAGCTCTTGAGCATCTCGCCGCTGAGCTCCTTAATCACCTCAACCTCTCCGCCGCGGGGTCGTTGCGCTCGGCTCTTTATCAGCTCGATGAGGGGGCTTAAGGGCTCGCTTGGCTTGAGGCCCTCAACCTCTCCGCTTATGCCTAGCTCTTTGATCTCGATCACGCGCCGCGCGGCGGGCTCTTGTGTCTTGAGCTGGGCCCATATCTTAAAGAGTATCTCAGGCGCCTTGAGCGCCTCGCGCGGGGCCGTTATTTTGAAGCGTCTCACTCTAAGCCCTCCACGTTTAAGCCTGTGAGCTTTTTTATTATATCATAGCTATACGCGCCGTTTAAGAGCGCTTGATGAGCGCGCCTTGTGCGTGGGTCGGCTGATGTGTCTAACACCTTAGCATCTGCTGAGGTGAGCGCGCCCGTGATTTGTGCGGCGGTCATTATCTTGCGGGTGAGCGCGCGGTTTTTGCTCTCCTCAAGTGCTGATCCGCTCGGCCTCAAGATAATCACCCGCCGCCGCTGGCCCTGTCGATATACACGCGCGGTGCTTTGGGTGAGCGTATCAGGGGCCCACGGGGTTGAGAGGTGCGCCACAAAATCCGCGCGCTCTTGAAGGTTGGCGCCTGTCTCAAGGGCGCGGGTCTGCCCTAAGAGCACCCTCACGGGGCCCTTGTTGAGCGCTTCGCTTATGCGGGCTCTCTCTGTGGGTGTTGTCTGGCCTGTGTAGAGCTCTATCAGGTGAGGCTCAAGCCCTCGCCTGATGAGCGCCTCTCTCATCGCCATGAGGCCCTCAAGGTATTCGCAAAAGATCACACCCGCGGCGGTGCTGTCTTTGCGTAGGTGCTCAAGTGCCTGCTCCGCTATGAGCTCCATCTTGGGGCTCTCGTATGATGGGCGGGTGTCCTTAAAGGTTTCGCTGAAAATGGCGGGGGTGATGGCTACTTGCTCAAGGCGCTGGCCCATCGCTTGAGCTGTCGCTGTGGCTCCCTCTGCGCCTATTTGCTCAAGCGGGCCAAGCTCGCCCCTCAAGGCGGCCTCATAGCGCGCGGGCGTCAAGGCCCTCGCTCTCTGCTGTCTCGCGAGGGCTTGACAGACTGCGGTCTGTGTCTCGTCAAGCTCCACTCTAGGGGCTAAATCCACCCGCGGGGGGAGCTTAAGGCGCGCGTCTGGGTCGGTGGCTGTCCTTACAAACAAATAAGGCTCAAGGCGCTCATATAACTCACTCAAGCGATCTGCTCTAAGGGCGCCCGCGCTGTATGTGTGGCCCTCTGTTGAGCTCCATGTTTCGGGGATTTGGTAGGTATAGCGCGCCGCAAAATCGTTGAGCTCGCCTAGTGCTCCTTGAGCTATTCTGTCCATCACAAAATAAAAGCCCTCGGCTCTGTTTGGGCTGGGTGTGCCTGTGAGCCCTATCACGCGCGCGGCGGCGTTGCTTAGGTGCTCAAAAGCTCGCCCTGTTGAGGTGTCGCGGCCCTTCGCCTTGTGCGCCTCGTCTAGTACAAATAAGAGCGGGCGTGTCTCAAACAAGCGCTTGAGGTAGCCATAATCAAGGCTCAAGGTTTGGTGTGTGATGATCACACCCTCAAGGCGTTGGTGGTAGAGCTCAGTGTAAGCCGCTTCTCTCTCTTGAGGTGTGCGCCCTGTGAGGGGGCGCCACGCGCCTGCGCTGTGCTCAAGGTGGTCTTTCCATGATCCATGGGCGCTCTTAGGCGCGGCTATGATTGCGCCTAGCACATCTCCGCGCTCTTGTAGTGCGTGGTAGAGTGTTGCCGCTATGGCTGTTTTACCTAAGCCCATCTCAAGCGCGATCAAGGCGCGTGGCGCTTCAAGCGCAAAGCTCACGGCGCGGCGCTGGTATAGGTGCAGGGTGAAGGGGAGCCTCAAGCGCGCGGGTGTGTCTGTGTATTCGCTTAGGTGGCGCGCGCTCTGAGGGCGTGGCGCGGGTGGCTGTTTGGTGGTGTCTACATATCGCAACCAAAAGGCGGCGCGCTCCGCGTCTGTCCACCTCGCCCACAACTCACTCAACCTCATAATGAGAGAGGCTAGGCGGCCCTCCTCCTCTGCTGTCGCGGGGTGAGGGTTCTTGAGTCGCTCAAGCGCGCTGTTCGGGTGCCACCCTAAAGCGCGCCAAAAGCCAAGCACTGAGAGCTCCTCGCGTGAGCTCGCCGCCTTGAGCGCCTCAAACCTTAAGGCGCTCCATAAAGGGGGGCGGTCGCGCGTGGGTGTCTCCATGCTCACCTCACCTCAGCTCACAAGCTCCGCCTGCACAAGCATCAACCTCAAGCGGCGCTGTTTGGTCGGTGCTCTCGTTGAGCTGGTCATAGTCCACGGGGCGGCTTTTGCTCTTGATCTTGTGCCATAGCTCCCACGCGGCCACCTGCTCAGGTGTGCTTGAGTCGGTGGGCTCCTCCACTGCTTGAAGCGGTGGCTGGGGGTAGTCATAGTCACCCATAAGAGAGAGCAGGCTCACCCCTCTGAGCTCTGAGCGGTGCGCCCATAAATAATCCTCTACAGCCTCCCACTCATCGGCTCTCACGCTCGCGGTTAGGCTGACGTTGTGATGAGCATGAGGGAGCCTGTATGGGCGCGCGGTGCCTGTTTTCACCCACGCCTTGAGCGCTAAGCGGGCGCGCTCCAAAAGCTCAAGGGCGCTGAGCTCCTCGCGTGTTGTGCCTCGGCCCTCTAACGCGAATACAGCGCAGTAATCCGCACCCCATGCGCTCTCCTCTACGGCGTGAGGGTTGGCGGCCTGATAGGCCTTAAAAGGCGCCTCAAGGCTTGAGGCTTGCACCCGCCTCAAATAGCGGCGCGCGTGTGTTGGGTGGATGCCGCTTGAGGTGTTGAGGATAAGGCTGGCGGTGCCCTCTGGCTTAATGGTCGTGATCCTTGAGCCCGCTCTGATGCCTATTCGCGCGGCGGTGTTCTCGTTCTCGCTCACGGCTTCACGCGCCGCGCGCTGTAGCGTGTCTGTGTCTGTGGTGAGCTCTGGCCGCTCTGCCATCCCGCAGAGGCTCACGCCTAAGAGCGCCTCACGCTCTAAAATAAGGCGGCTTGTCTCCCCTAAATAGCCTGTGTCTGTATAGCCTGCTTGATAGGTGCCTAAGCGTGAGGCAAGGCGCGCGCGCTTGTTGAGCTCCTCGGCGCTGTCTGTGCTCCCCACGTTTACGCTTGTAAGGTTGCAGGTGCTCCACCCGCTCTTAAAGCTGTAGCCTTCGGCCTCATAAGCGGCGCGGTAGCGGTGATCTAAAAGTTGGGGCGTGTAGCGCTCAACGTGATCCCCTTCAGGGCTCGTTATGTGTACGGGGCACATAAGGATTTCCGCGCAAGGATTAACGGCCCACTCTTTAGAATCTAAAAATAAAAATCCTGGCTCTCCATAGGCCCGCGTCTGTTGGAATAGAGCTCTAAAATCCTCCTCTGAGGTGTCTGGCGTGATCACGGCGCTGATGTTGGCGCGCGCCCGCTGTGGGTGTGTCTCATACCAATCGGGGGCGCTTTTGGCGCTCCTCATCTCCTCATCATCTACATCAAAAAGCGCGATTGTGGCGCTTCTGCGTGTGCCCGCTGTGCGGGTGCAGTCTGCAAGGCTCATCATGCAGTCAAAAGCCTCAATAGGCCTCAGCTTGCGCCCTGCGGCGTTTTTTAGGATGGGCTCAATCTGCTCAAGCGCGGTGCGTAAAGGGGCGGGGCCTGGGGCCTTGCCTCCGTGTCTTAGTGCGCTCCCCTTTGGCCTCACCTGTGAGAAGTCAAAGAGAGGGCGCGGGCCTTGCGTCATATAGGCCTCAAAGAGCACCCGCGCCGCCTCGGCCCATCCCTCTATACTATCCTCAACTACATGAGGCGCCTCTGTGTCTGGTGTCTGTATCTTGGGGAGGCGCTCAACGTGGTGGCGCTGTACGCTAAAGCCTACACCACACCCTGCAAGCAATAGCCACAAGGCTTCCGCAAAAAAGCGCGGGCGGTCTGCGTGTGAGCTGGTGCAGTTATAGAGCCTCATGTTTTTTTCATCTATCGCGGCGCCTCCAAACTGCAAGCCTCTCATGCTTGGCAAAATCTCGCGGCGCTCAAGTGGCCCTCTGAGCTCCTCTATATAACGGCGCTCGGTGGGATAGCGCTTGAGGTGCATTTCAAGATAACGCTCAACGCTCTCCGCCCATGTCTCACGGCGTTGAGCGGTGGCGTTATATCGGGCGTATTTTGATTTAAACACATATTCATCAATCACGGCTTGAGGCTCCTGTGATGGGGTTGAGGTGGGCCTCTCAGCTTAGGGGGGGCGCACTGATGGCGCAAGGCGGCCGCCCTAAAAGAGCTCCTCAAGCGTGATAATGTCTTGAGCCTCAAGGCCTTTCCCAAATAGCTCATTTAAGAGTGAGGGGGGCTCGCTGTCTGGTGTGTCTGTGTCATCTGCGCCCACGGCGCCCACGGCGCCCTCTGCTCCATCGCGGCCCATTGTGGCCGTGATGTAAACTTGATTTAAAATGATGTCTCCACCCTCAAGCGGTGCTAGATCGAACTGCGCGCGGGCCTCGTTAATCGTTAAAAATGAGCTCACCTTTTTTGAGGTGCTCTCAATGCGGCGCTCCTCGCTGTCTGGCGTGAGCCCTACAAAACAAAGCTCAAAAGCGGGGGCCAGGGGCTCAATGATGTGACTATTAATCCATCCCTCAAGGCTCCTCATAAGCGGCCTCAACCCCTTCTCTCGGCTGTGTAAAATCCGTTCGGTGGGGCCTGCGCTCGCAAGGCTGTTGCTCTGGCCCTCGTTGCCGAAAACAATGCCAAGCTCTGCGGGGTCTAGCTGATAGAGGGCGCAAATCTCTTTAATCAAGAAGTTAATCCATGAGCTAAACTCCATGTCTCGATTTGTGTTAGATAAGCTCACACTTGAGATTTCCTCTTTTCCCTCTGGGTCAAGCTGTAGGATGGGTGTTTTTTTTGCTCCGTTGGGCCCTTGTAGAGAGCTGTAAAACTCGCGCCTAAAGGCCCTGAAAAGCTGAGGGCTCATTTTGGATTTTATGGCAAGGATGCCGCTAAGGTGTAGGCCGCTTGTAAAGTTTGCGCTGTTGTAGTTTTTCGACCTTACAAGATCAATAATCGTCTCACTCGCCTCCTCAAGCTCTGGGAAGCCATAGCCACTAACGCTTAAATCTGTGCGCGCGCGGCGTACACCAAAAGCGAGCTCATGGGCCTTAAAGGTGGCGGTTTGGCGGTTGTCTATAACCTGCACATAAGCGGCCGCGTGGGGGTCGCGTTGCCCTCTCTCGCGCTCGGCTTGTGTCACGGCCGCGCGCCTGATTGTGGCGCCGTCTACAGCCTTAAACGCCGCGGGCTTGTCTCCGTCATAAATCACCTCAAAGCAGGCTTGATCAAGGGTGAGGCTGTCTCGCGCGATGCCTCTTATAAATGCCTCAAAAGTGCGCCCGCGGCCTATGATTTCAGGATCGCCGCAAGTCATAAGCCACGCTTGGAGCTCCGCGATAATCTCCCGCTCTCGGTCTGTGATCTGCTCGCTGTTGTCTTTGCGCCTGATGATAAAGCCCGCGCTGTAGCGGTCGGGCTGAGGGCGGCAAAACTCCGCCACCTGATTAATCCGCGTTTGGATGATCGCGCTCACAAGCGGAACACGCGCAAGCGCCCTTAAACCCTCATAAGAGAAGCCGCCCGCGCTCCCTCCGTGGGTGTCACCCTTAAGCGCGTAAGTCTGGCTTAGCGTGTCTGTGTCGTAGGGGTTGAAGTCATACGCCTGTGAGGTGGGCGCCTCTTTGCGGGCCTTAATGAGCCCTGCGCTCTCTAGTGTCTCCTCAATCGCCCGCGCGTCTTGAGGGTGTTCTGATAAGCGGCTCATAAATCCTCCTCAAGCGGTCTGTAAATATGGGTGATCTCCTCGGCTTTACGCTGGCGCTTGACCACTCCCTCTCCCCTTTGGCCGTTGCCTAGTGTGCCATAAGCGTTCCCCTCAAGGGTGTGATATATATCACCCTCACGCCGCTCTAAAATCGTTATGTGATCTCCCCATGATTTCCGCTCGCCTATGATGAGCACATCACCCGCGCGCGCTTCGCTGAGCTCGATCTCTCGCGTGGTGTCTTGGGCCCATGTCTTGAGCCTATAGGTTGAGGCCCATGATGAGCGCCTCACGGCGGGGCTTAGGCTCTCCGCCCACGCCCACGCCGCAAAAGCTCCGCACCACTCAAAAGAGCGGTTTTTATATCATCGTCTCGCTCCATAAATGAAGGCGGCGCAAGCGGCCGCGCTAAAGATCGCGCCCTCTGCGCGGGGTGTCCATACGGCGCAAGGCTCAGGGGGGGCGGCGGTGCATATCTGCCCTATGGCCTCAAGGTCTGCTTGATGGGCGGCGCCCTGTTCGATTAATAAGGCTTCGGCTAGTCTCGCGCGCTCTAGTGCTTTGCTCAGCTCTCTCTTGAGCCCGCTGAGCTCGCTCTTGAGCCCGCTGAGCTCTGCGCGCTCCTCGCTCCATAAGAGAGGCTGTGTCCATACACCCGCGCGGCGCGCCTCACACCCTTGAGGGAGCCTTACATGAGCCACCTCAAAAGCTCCCACATCTGGGCAAGGTGCGCGCCTTGTGTCTCCTGTGCTGTCTGTCCATAATCCCCACGCGGCGGCGGTTATTAAAAATCCTGATCTAACCACTTGCGGGCCTCCTCTCGCGCTTGCGTTCGCGCGCGGTCTGCCTCGCGCTCTGTGCTCTCTGCGATCTGCTCCGCGTGGTATTCCGCCGCCTCTGCCCTCGCCTCCGCCCTGCGCTGAGCGTGGCGTGTGCGCTGTGCATAAGCT